AAGAAATAAATGTATATCTTTTTTGTATTGCAGTTCCGTTGATAATAGTGTATCAACATTATAGAATCAAGTATCTAAAGAGGAGAGCCTATGGCTAGTTGTGAAATATGTGAGAGGTTGTTAGACGATGATGGTGTATGCGGTGAATGTAGTGAGAGTGGTCCAGATCAAGTCAACAACCCTGTCCACTACAACCATAGTGGAATAGAATGTATACAAGCTATCGAAGCTATGACTGAGAACATGTCTGGTAGTATAGCACCACATGCCGCCAATGTTCTCAAGTATCTTTGGCGTTGCGAGTATAAGAATGGTTTAGAAGATATAGACAAAGCTATCTGGTATCTCAATAGACTACGCAAGAGATGGACTGATACACATAAGTAAAGAAAAAACCCCCAAGGAGAAATCCAAGGGGGTTTATTTTATTTCTTTTTTCTTTTCTTACCAGAGGCGGTCACTGACCACTTGACTCTCTTTGGTCCTGTTTTCTTTCTGGCTTCACTCTTTGATATTTTTCCTGCAACTGCTTTAGGTCTACACGCAGGGTAGCCTCTGCGTTTATCTTTCTTCCCTGACCTTCCACACTTTTTACCTGTCTTGACATCACGCCAATCCTCTTTGAACCATTTACCTAGACCTTCTTTAGCCATATCACTTCTTCTTCTTTACTCTGTTGTCCTTGCCTTTCCAACCACCACCTTTAGACTTGTACCACTTAGCAGCCCAAGCATTTGCGTATGCTGAAGGATAGACCTTGAACTTCTTCTTAGCTTCTGCCTTGGCTCTAGACCACAGATCAGGTTTTGTAGGTTTAGGACTCGCCATATTAACCTACCTTACAGTTACAGTCAGGACCACAATTCTTATTTAAAATTGCACACCCTATTCTTTTTAAATATCTCCATAACCATTTTACTATCTTCATAACGATACTCCCATTTTAATTTTCTGACACTCTGGTACTGCTAAGTATCCTTTACTTTGAAAATACCTAGCTACCACTATTGCTTCTTCAGCACACGCTTCTTCTGTAGGAAACGTTGCTTCAGTCTTTGCCATAACCTCACAGGACAATGCTGCAGGTGAAGTACAAAGAAGCATAAAGGCTATCCACATTAGAAGTTTACCGTAGCCCCTACCGTTACGTCACCAAACTCTAAGTCTGAGTCTGTAGATATTTCAGTATATAAATTAATATAAGTACTAGGTATCTTGTACTTTGCAGTAAAGTCTAGACCTTGAAAGATTTCTCCCTCGTCTAGTTCTAACATATCAATGTCTGTAGCTACACTCAGTCCAATACCCATAGCAGTTATTCCTGCAGATGGAGTTAGTTCCCATTCCCATTCTTCTACACCTGTTGTGTAGTTAAGGTCAGAGTCTGCACCTATCGACAGTGTTTGTCCTGCTACAGAAAAATCCATAGACGCTGCCTTGGTTGCTGCTATCGCAAGAAAGCCCATTACCGTTACTATACTAATAGTTATTGTCTTCATTGTATTTATCCTTTTACCATTTTACTTTAGCAGCCCAATACGCTGCACTCATCTTTCCCTTTTTAATATTCTTAGCATGTCTTGCACGAAAAGCCTTATTCCTAGCTGAACCTTTAGGACTTCCTCTGACACCTTTCTGACCAAACCTGATAACAGTTTCTTTTCCATTGACACAAGCCTTTACTACATGAGATTTAGTAGGATGTTTGGGTGTAGCTCTAGGACTATTACACTTCATCTTTGACTTGTTAAGCCGTGCTGCCATTTTTCTTTCCCCTTAGTGTTGCTATAAGAGTAAGTAAACCACGCCCCATTTCCTGTGGACTAGGTGCTAACCAACCTAGTACTAGAAGTATCAATACCCAGGGTGGTATCTCATTTATATTTATGTTCTCCACACTATCAGTACTTACTTTATTCTTATCGTTACTTTGATTTAGGTTCCCTTCAAGAGTCTGTAAGCTAATCTCTTGATCTGTATTTGTAGAGTTACCTACTGTCTGTGAGTTTGTTTTACCTGCCTGTGTATTAGCATTGACACTAGGCCCACCTCCACCACCAAGTAGGTTCATAGGATTCAACATGCAACCTGCTAGTAGGCTACCTAGAATCAGACTTGCTATAAGATTCCTCATGGATTACCCTCGTTGGAGTTACTGTTGTCTTAGATTCTTTACCCATCCATATACCAAAGCACCCTGTCAGAGCACCCATACAAACAGATACAAGACCACTCTGCGCAACAGATGGATCAGGTAAGCTCATAAACCAATGCACTGCCTGATATGTCAGTATAGTTACAGCCAACATCATTAGCCTTGGTATAATTTTCCAATCATCAATTACCGTGTGTGCCATTATTCCTCACATACTTTATAGCAATGTTTTTATTACGAGTAATTATTATAACATTACCGTTCTTATCATATACTACAAACTTATTATTTACTTCTATCAACCTCAAAGCAATGTACCGCTGATTTACTATTCGTTACCATCACCCTTGCTCTTACCATCTCTTCTTTACAGGCTTCTTCTGATCCGTATGTACCTACTTGGTAGTACTCGAACTCATTCGTTCCCACTATGAACTGCATCCACACTAGGAACCACATCACCATCTACCTTGTTGTTTGCCGATGAAGTAGAATACCAATAGTAGCAAGCCGCCCCCAAGGATAAACATAACACCACCGATACCGAAATTAATAATCGCATCTACTCTCTCCTGTTTCTTGTAAAGTTCTTCTTTTCTTTGTCTACGCATTTTAGCTTCAATCTGTAAGACCTCTTCCCACGCACTAGGTCCGTAGTTCCAAGATATATGATCTTTTATCTCAGCCCTCATTTGTTCCATCTTCTTCTTGTTAGCAAATATCTCTAGAGCAGTCTCTTCGTCACTACCTTTGAATGTCTGCTTCCACCAAGGAGGATTCTTTTCTCGTTCCTCTAAGTTAGTAAAGTCAGAGAAAGCTTTACCCCAATTGGCAAGCTGACCTGTCATTTCCTGCAAGTCTTTACCTGCACCAATAGCACCTTTCAATGCTTTGAAAGCACCTGATGCCATCATAACACAACTTACTGGGTCCATTACTTATCTCTTAGTGCTTGTTCTATACTATCTAGTTTATTAAAGATTGCCTTGACAGTTTCTTTTAGTTCTTTCATCTCTCTGTCGTAGGCTAACCTATTAGCTTCATACTGTGCTTGGAGTACTGCAATGTCTCTTTCATTCTTACTTGACTTCATAAACAAAAACCAGACAATTCCTGCTAAAGGAGCGACTAACCACTGCATTATAAGTTCAAGCATCTCCATTACATCAACTCGAAATGTGGGGCATCGATGAAAGGTCTTCTGGATTGAGAACGTCTTAGGTCTACATAAGCCATCATAGCATCTTCTGAGGTTCCTAGATAGGTTCTTATGTCACCCTCACTCCATGCTGCTCCCCATTTTATACTACACCCTACTTCTTTAGCTGCTTCTTTGAAAGCATCACAGATGTCATCATACAAGTTTAGCTCCCATGACACGTCTGAACCTACATAAGCTACTACGTCTACTGCATGACTAAAACCAGTTTGTTGAAGTAAGTGTTTAGACCTCATGGTTTGTGATCTTCCTGCAGCTACATTAGCTTTTTGTTCATCTAAAGTTCTGACTCCTTGCGTCACTCCGAAGTCTACCTTAGAAAGTTGTATAGCTCTCTCAACTACTGCAGTCATATCTGGATGTACTCCTTCGAGTCTATCCAATGACCTTTGACTTAATCTAAATGTCATTTATTACTCCATTGATACAAAGTTACGCTGATATATTCCTTGCAACTCTTCTTCAGAGAGTCCTTGTAGTATGTCAGCATTAAGTGTTTTAAATTGTTCAAACGTAGGTGTACCTCTAGGTCGAGGACGTGGACTTTCTGTTACAGGAAAAGGTTCTTCTCTAATATCTGGTCTGGCTATTGGCCTTGGACTTCTTGTAAGTTCATCACTCTGCTCTATAGCTTGCTCTGCTATTCTTTGTACGTCCGTAAACTTATTAGAAGTTACATCTCTTAGTCTTGATAATGCTTCACCTCTAGTTACTGTGCCATCATTTGATTTATCTAGACTTGAGTTAGCCCTGTATGCTTTAGAACCTTTTCTGTAAAGAACATAATCATCAGATTCACCTACACCTCTAGGCCAGTGAACAGCCATGTAGATGTCACCTGTGTTCTTTATCTTACCTTCATACTTAGCAAGGTATCTTCCTACATAAACCATCCGATCGTGACTGGGAAAC